GCTGAATGGCCGGGCGGTTCCGCTGGACATCGACGGAAGCGGAAAACTGAAATACCAGTGGCACGGGAACTTCAACACGCTGGCGGACGCCAAGGCGAAGATCAACTCCGTGCTCAACTATACGCCGCCATCGGCACAGACAACAACCTGACAGCTGTAGGCGGGAACCATACGGGGGATCCAGCGATGGGTTCCCCGTTTTTGTGGATTGAAATGTTGAAGTTTTCATGATCGATCAGGAAGTTTTCAGGAAGTTTTACGGATTGATTATGAAGTGTTGATGATTTGAATAAGGAGATCTGAGCATGACAGAAATCACGATGGGCGGGCGGACGATCCCGCTGTATTTCACGAGCTGGGAAATGATCGCGATCCAGGAGCGGATCGGATGCACGGCGGCACAGCTGCGGGACGAGGTTTTCGGACTGCATCTGGCGGATGAGGAGGACCCGGAGAGTTGGGCCATGAGCGTGGCGACGGATCCGGAGAAGCTGAAAAAATTCGGAACGCTGATCGAGATCCTGGGCAACGCCGGGCTGGAAGAGCAGGGACAGGAACCGGATCTGACGGAAAAATGGGTGCTGCGGCACATGCGGCCGGCGGAGATCGTCGGATATGCCATCCTGGCTACGCTGGAAGTCAACAAGGGCATGCGCAGCGAGGTTGCGGAAGAGGAACAGAAGGAACAGGCGGGACAGAAGATTGACGTCATGGTCGCGGAGGAAGAGAGAAAAAAAGCGCCCGCGAAATGACGTACCGGCGGATCGTTTCGTGCGGACTGATCGCCGGGCTGAAGAAAGACGAAGTGAACCGGATGAGGCCGGGCGAAGTGCTCGACTACTATTACTACCGGATGAGATATGACAGCATGTTTTCGATTGGGGGCTAAGAGATGGCAGGTGCAGGGGTGAACTTTAAAATCGGCGCGGACGCAAGCGCCTTTAAGCAGGGCGTAAGCGAAGCCCAGGCCAGCCTTAAAACCCTGGACGCCGCGCTGAAGGTCAACGAGGCCAGCTTTAAAGCCGGCGGGGACGCGGAAACCTACATGTCCCAGAAGCTGGAGATTCTGAACTCGAAGATGACCCAGCAGAAGAACCTGGCCACTCAGCTGCAGGCTGGGCTGCAGAAGATGCGCCAGGCCGGCGTTTCACCGACGTCGGTGGAATACCAGAAACTGGAAAAGGATCTGTATAACGCCCAGGCGGCCATGAACGAGACAAAGGTCGCAATCGACAACCTTGACGGCAGCCAGGAAAAGGCCACGGGCAGCGCAGGAAGTCTGACGGCAGCGGTCAACGGGATCGGGAAAAAGATCAGCCTGGACCAGGTTATCGGCGGGATCGACCGGATTACCGGTGCAATGCAGACGGCAGCTGGGGCCGCGGTTAACCTGGGCGAGAAGATCTGGGACAATGTCATGAACTCCGCAAAATGGGCGGACGATTCCGCGACCATGGCGCTGATGTACGGCATCGACCCGGAAAGGTTCCTGCGGATGCAGAAGCTGGTCAAGAACGGCATGGACACATCGGTGGACGCCATGCTGCGGAGCCAGACGAAGCTGAACAAGAACATCGGCGACGGGAACAAGGACACGCTGAAGTATTTCCGGGAACTGGGCGTTGCGATCGCCACGGTCACCGGCGAGTCCATGGACATCGTACAGCGAAAGGACCCAGCGGATCTGTTCTGGGAGATCGGCGACGCTCTGATGCACATGGGCGATGCATACGACAAGGAGGCGGCATCGCAGGCGATCTTCGGCAGGGGCTGGAAAGAGCTGGTGCCGCTGTTCGACAAATACGACAGCCGGGCTGAATATGAGAAAGCGCTTGGCAGAGTTAAAGTCAATACAGAGCAGGAAGTCAACGACCTGGCGGAGCTGAACGACAAGGTGGCGGAGCTGCAGGGGAACGTTGAAACGCTGACCAACAAGGGATGGGCCGCGCTTGCACCTTCCCTAACCGGTGCGGCGGAAGCGCTGAATGGACTGCTGGGCAGCGTGCTCGAATACCTGGACACTCCGGAAGGGAAAGAAGCCCTGCAGCAGATGAGCGAGAGCGTCAGCACGCTATTTGAGGATCTGGGGAAGATCGATCCGAAGGACGTGGTTAATAACTTCACCACCGTTTTCAACGGGATGGTGGATAGATTCAAGTGGCTGGCGGAGAACAAAGACGGCGTGATCAGGGCGCTCAAGGACATCGTCGGAGGCTGGGCCGGACTGAAGCTGACCGGCGGAGCGCTGCAGGTGTATCAGCTGCTGCAGAACATCAGGACACTGCGGGGAGGCGACGCAGCGCAGGCGGCAAAAGACGCCGCGACCACGGTCCTCGGAACTAATGCGGCAACGGCAACGGCCAAGACAGCCACACAGGCGCTTAGCCAGAACGGCGGGTTTTCGGCAGCTGTCGCCAACTTCCTGACGGGGAAATGGGCCACGGGATTCACGACGATGATCCTGGGCATCCCGATGCTGGATACCATCATGAACACCAACTGGATCGACGTTTTTCGGCAGATGGGAAACGACGCCGACAATTTTCCGAGCGCCGTGAAAGAAGTGGCGAGCAATCCGGAACAGAGCAAACGCAGTTTTCAAAAACTGATTGGAGAGGCCTTCGGACTGGATGTAGATGGAGGCGGAGGCGGCAGCCATGGGTTTGACATCCCGGTCGAGCCGAAAACGTCCGAGAACGCGGCGGCGATCGTTTCTGAGCAGATCGGCATCGTGCCGGTACAGGTGCAGCCGGTTTTATCCGGGGCCGGATATGGCGGGCGGACAGGCGGAGGCACGATGAGTTTGCTGAGCGACTTTGGGAACGGGCTGGCGAACCTGTTCGGCCTCCATGCCAATGGACTGTGGTCGGTGCCGTTTGACAATTACCCCGCATTGCTACACCGCGGGGAGCGCGTGGTGCCGGCACGGGAGGTTTCGAGCCGGAGTTATAATTCGAACCTTTATGTCGAGAAAATGATCATGAACAACGGCGCGGACGCCCAGGGCCTGGCCAACGCGATGGCCGCGGCCAACCGGCGGAGGATGAGCGGCTATGGCTCCTGAGGACATCATACTGGCCGTTAACATTGTCGGGATCATCCTGATCCTGTGCGCGGTTTGGTGGAGGTAAGGATGGGACAGAGTTACTTTATTTTTAACGGCCGGGACTGCCGGGAGATGGGCGTGAGGCTCACCGGGCCCATGCCGATTATCCGGCCGGAGGAACGGGCTGAGCATGTCCAGATTCCCGGCCAGGCCGGAGACCTGACGCGGCTGGAGGGCGATGACATCTACAACAGCTATATCCAGACCGCGGAGATCTCCGTCCAGGGCGGGCTGAATGTGCGAAATGTTTTCAACTGGCTGAAGGGCGCCGGATATCTGACCACATCCAGCGAGCCGGATCGGCGGCAGATGGCGCGGGTCATCGGCGCGATCACGCTGGATAAGGTGAGCAAGAACCTGGACATCTGGCGCGGATCAGTGCAGTTTTACTGCCAACCTTTGAAGGAGTTGCTGTGGGAAGATCGGGTCACGCTCAGCGGCGCCGGCACGGTAATGAACAACGGGGATGTCGCGTGCAAACCGCTTTGGATGATCACAACGACGGCAGACACATTTACGCTGACGGTCAGTAACAGCGCCGGAACAAAAACAATCACTGTGTCCGGGGTTGCGAGCGGGTATACGGTTTACATTGACAGCGAGATGATGGATGTACTTAACAGCACACGGCTCGTAAGCTACGGCGCAACATCAAGCGGAAACTTTCCCACCCTGCAGCCTGGCGTTAATAACATCAGCGGGAGCGGATGGAGTTCTGTTACGATCACCAAAAGGGAGCGGTTCCTATGATTAGCGTGTTTAACGGGATGGCCGTCCGAGATTACACCAAAATCGGAGATTGCGTGCTGACGCCGGAAAGCTGCCGGCTGCATCAGGTGGCTGGCGGAGCGTATGACCTGACCATGACACACACGGTGGATCCCGGTGGGAAGTGGCGGTGGCTGGTCGAAGGGAATATCATTAAGGCACCAGTGCAGGAAGAGGTCATCGAAAACGCGTACAGCGGGCGGGAACTTTGGGTGTATGAAACAAAGGCCGCATGCGTACTGCGTGACAGCGCCAGTGAGCCAAGCGCTGTCACTTATCCGGAATGGAATGCGAGCACAAACTACTCTAAGGGCGATAAGACGACCTTTTCCAATCGAAACTGGCAATGTATCTATTTTGATGATACCAGCGGGCAGAGATTTATTCCGCCCTATGACAGTCCGTGGTGGAAACAGATCTCCGGCACATCTGGCGGAGGCAACGTGGTGGTCAGCCTTGCGGCAGGAACACAGGTGATCTGGATTGCCGGACAGTACAGCGACACATGGTGGCAGGTGGCCACTTACAGCGGGGGCATCACCGGATGGATCAAACAGAGCGAACTGACCAACGAGCAGCATCAGACGCCGGAGCAGATTCAGCCGACGGTGATCAAGGACCAGCTGTTCCGGATCCGGAAGGCGACGTGCGATACCGGGAGTATGAGCCTGACGGTTGAGGCGGAGCACGTGAGTTATGACGCCGCGGGGCTGCTGATCCAGAAAGCCGAGGTTGTGAAAGCGGTGCCGGCAACGGCAATTGCATACCTGATGGAGGGGCTCTATACACCCTATGAGGCCGGCAACATTTACACCAACCTCTTGAGCGACAGCAACGGCACATACACCAAAACGATCAAAGGGAAAAGTCTGATTTACGCCATGCTGGATCCGGATGCCGGCATCGTGCCGACGTTTGACGCGGAGCTGAGGCGGAACAATTGGGATCTGTACGTGATGCAAAAAACGAGCACTGACCGCGGATTCAGACTGCGGTACGGCAAAAATCTGAAAGGCGTCAGCTGGACAAGGCACGACCAGAATATGATTACACGAATCGTGCCTGTGGCCAAGGGCGAAAACGGAGAGGAACTGTATTTAGACGCAGTGTATGTTGACAGTCCGTTCATTCACATGCATCCGGTTGTCCGGATGGAGCAGCTGACCGTGCAGGGACAGGTCGGCAGAGATGACGGAACCGGAACCGATACGGTCTGGACTGAGGAAACGCTGAAGGCCGAAATGACACGGAAAGCTCAGGAACGGTTCACCGTTGACCAGTGTGATGTGCCAACGGTCGAACTTACGATTGACTTTGAGCAACTGGGCGATAGCGCGGAGTACGCGCCATACAAGCAACTGGACAAGGTGCTGTTGTACGACATCGTCAGGATCACGGATGAGCGCGTCGGGCTGGATATTGAAGCGCGGGTGACGGAGATCGAATGGGACGCCATCCGTGAGCGGATCACGGGGCTAAAGGTCAGCAATGCGCACAGGCCAGACGCGGTCAGCGTGGCCGGATATGCCATCAAAGGCGCGTCGATCACAGCGGGCAAACTGGACGCGCAGAGCATGACAGAGATTGTCGAAGCAGCCGCGGACATGGCTATATCGATACTGGGATAACGGAGGGATGACAGATGGCAATGATGGAACTGTGGAGACGGCGGGACCTGGATGGCGGAATGACCAAGCTTGAATACATTGACGGGAATTTGTTCTCCCAGGATAATCTTGGGAATCTGGTTGGCGTAGAATTGTTCCATGGGAATGAACCTTATTCTGGCGGCGGTACTGTTTCTGCCAACGTAATCCGTGCAGACGGAGAGACTGTTCCGGTGACCGGCACGATGACAGGAAACAGGGCCAGCGTCATACTCCCGGCGGCTTGCTACGCTGTGGTAGGCGCAATCATGATCTTTATCAAGGTCGCATCCGGTTCGGAGGTCGCAACGGTCGGAGCGTTCGCCAGTTATGTTTACGCCAGCAGTACCGATACCGTTGTCGATCCGGGGACGATCATTCCGTCAATTACTGACCTGATTAACAGCATCCAGTCTGCGGTGGACAGTATCCCACCGGAATATGAGGATCTGGTTGAGCGTGTGCAGGATTTGCGGAAGGATCTGTACTCTGATCTGCTGATCGGCATGCCGATCACAAACAACTGGTTTGTCGACCCTGACACCGGAGCGGGACGGACGCTGAATTTTGATTCATACCTCAATGTGCCGATCCCGGACGGCGTGAAACGGCTTTATCCGTATGACGCTCTTACAAACAATAATATCTTCCGCAGTGTATGCTTCTACGATGCGAACGGAAACTATATTTCCGGCGTTGGTCAGCAACCGTCAACCGTTGCAAATGGCATTGCAGTCCCTGACGGAGCAAAGACTCTCTCCGTGACGATGAATATCGTGGAGGGTCGGACGGAGGATGATCATTATCTGTCTGCGGTAAAAGGCAATCATGTGCTGGTTGGCCTTGAAAGCGTGGACGGTCTGGTCGATGTTACGCACTCTGATCTTCTGTACGGCAAGGCGTACACCGATTCTCTGTATATTGATCCTGACACCGGAGCAGAAAGCGCGCTGTCCAGTTTCTACACCTATAAGGGGATTGATATCCCCGGAGGCACAACCACGCTGTGGCCCTACAATGCCTTTGGGAATAATACCTACATCCGCTCTGTCTGTTTTTACGGACCGGGGAACAATTTCCTCAGTGGCGTGAGCGGTACGGCGGCAACGGTCGAGAACGGGATCACCGTCCCGGCAGGGGCGAAAACGCTTAGTGCATCGCTCAATTATTCAAGCGACACCAGTCACCCCTACGGTGTGCATTATCTGTCTACGGTCAAGGGTGGCGATGCCGTGAGGCAGACGCTTGGCAACAGTATCGAGGTCGATGCCGGGAAGGTTTTCGGGGTCGGTACAGTTCAGCTCCCTGACAGAAAACCGTGCTTTGTATTCCAGTTCGATGATGGGACTGCCGGAGACATCAATACCAAGGCGTTGTTTGACTCCTACGGTTTCAAGTGCTGTTTCTCCATCGTAGCCGGAGCGTCTCCTGTGGCTGACCGGTATCTGGAATACCAGAGCGAGGGCTTTGAGATTCTCTCTCACAGCGTCAACGGAACGGCGTTTTCTACCATCAGCGATCTGGCAACGGTCGAGGATTATCTGAAAACATCAAAGGCCCGACTGACTGCTGCTGGATTCGATGTCCGTGGTTTTGTGACTCCGTCGAGCTATCTCATGCCGAATCAGCTCCCGCTGGTCAAAAAGTATTATCAGTATGGGTTCGGGTACATCGCCGGGAGCGAGGATCTGCCCTATCATACTTTCTACGGCAAGGACATCCGGCAGATTGAGCGGTGGTCTTTGGAAAGCCATACCGTTGAGGAAACAATGACGGCGATCCAGAACTGTATCGATGACTGCGGATTTATGATCTTCTACGGTCACGCTTATCCTAGCGAAACCAATAACATGACAACGGAGAACATGGCTACGATCCTGTCTTATCTCAGAGGAAAAGTTGATGCCGGAGACGCACTTGTTGGAACAGCCAGGAAGATGATTAGTGACTATTATTTTACCCGTCACAGCGATGTGCAGGAACTGGACAAAAAAATTGATAATGAATCCGGGGAACTGAATGATAAAGTTGTTGAGTTAAAGAGCGCTTTTGTTGGCGGAACAACTGGACAGTTATTACGAAAAAAAAGTAATAGTGATTTTGATTTTGAATGGTCAAACGTGGGACAACCTACGGACGCACAAACTGCCGCCGCTGTCTCTGATTGGTTGGACGAGCATCCAGAAGCCACTACAACCGTACAGGACAAAAGTCTGACTGTTAATAAATTTGTTAATGGCACTCTTGGTTATGTGACCCCGGAAATGTACGGGGCTGTTGGTGATGGTGTTACGGATGATAGCGTTGCCGTGCAAGCGGCGTTTGATAGTGGGTTTAATGTTATTTTGACATATAAATACTTTTGCAGATCAACCGTTACCATTCACAATGCGGCAGAGTTAACAATCAGCGGAATAAATTACAATAACAGTCAATTATTGTTCGGGGACAATGCTCAGCTTGTTATTGGTGGAAACACAAATGTTAACGAATTGCGAATGAACAATTTGTCCATTGTTGGAAACAGAACACAGGTATCTGTGCTTAAAATCCAATATGTGACAAACGTTACTCTCAATCAGGTTAATATTGCGGAAGGCGGGACATACCTTGTTGAGTTAGATCATGCCGATATTGTTTTTATTGATGGTTGCACATTTGCCGGTTCTAATGTAATGGGCGTTTGGTGGCCTTGTGCAGGAATCAAAATGACAAGTGCAAATCCTGTCTATATTACTA